AATTAGAATGATTAAGAGCATTAATAATAGGCTCTAATGCATCTAATCTAGTTTTATTGTTTAAATTCATATCATGATTACCAGTAATTACAATTGTATCTGTAATATCTGCTAAAGACCTAAAAAAGTCTTGAATCATATTTATTTGCTCAGGTGACATATCTGTCTTAGAATGAGCTATATCTCCGGCTACATAAATAATTGTATTTGGATTATTAGATTTAAAGTTTTTACAATAATCATATAATCTAGAAAATACTGTACGATATTCTTCATGTCGCTTTTGTAAACGAATATGAATATCTGCAATATGAATAATATATTGAATATTAGTTATTTTATTATTTATTTTATGAATTTTAATCATATATTTAATTTATACTTTATCAAATCTGCAAATGATAAAGGTTTTGTTTCTTTAATAATTTTAATCATTCGTTCAAATCCAATTTCATTCGGATCTTTTTCTTGAAGGTCTACAAAATAAACTATAATACCTTCATCCATAAATTCATTTGCTACATTTAATGCTTGTTTTTGAGCATCTTTATCTAAACAAATATAAATTTCTTTTACTTTCTTTTCCACTAACCTTTTTCTAAGTTCATCTGGAATAGTCTTTCCAAATAATGGAATAGCATTTCTTTTAATTGTCATTGCATCAATCGCGCCTTCAACTAATACTACGGGCAAATTCCAGTTGATATATAATTCAAACCCAACTATATCTTTACTTACATTTGGATTTTTATGTTTAAAGTTAGACCCGTAAAAATCTCGACCAACAAAGAAATTTAAACTTCCGGATAAATTATAACTAGGAATAATAATTTTATGTCTGTATTGTCCTGTTTCGCAAAATCCTAGATGATATTTTATAATATCAAAATTTGTAAATCCGCGATCTTCTCTTAAATATTTTAAAGCATTTCTATAATCTGGAGTATTATCTGCTTCTAAAAAAGACTTATATTCAGTTGGTAATGATAAATGGGTTGATGTATAGTTTGAATATTCCGTAAATAAACTATTAATATCTTTAGTAACAACTCCTAATGCCTTATTTAGTTCTACAATTTTATCATAACCAGCATTTAATTGTTTATAAAGATTAACTAATTTTTTTCCCTTTTTTTGACATACCCAACAATTCCAAGGATTTTCTCCTTTAGAATTAATAATCATTTGTATTTCTAATTTACGTTTATGATGATTACAAAATGGACAGTGATATGCTACGTTACCATTAGAGGTTTTTCTACCTTTACCTAATATTGACTCTACAGAAGAAACTAATTTAGTATTATCCATCTAAGATAATATAATAAAAATTTTCTATTCTTCTAGCCATTTGATAGGAATTTCTTTAGCTGCCCAAAGATATCCATGTTTATCTGCCCAATCTGCATAGGTAGTTTTAGATGTTTTAATGATTTTGTTGTTTGGAGTTTGAAATAAAAGACGTATATCTAATTCTGGATTAGCTTCTTTTACTAACTTCATCTTTTTTCTATCTGCCGTGGTAAATCTACCTTTTGTTTCAATATACATTTTACTTCCATCTTTTTTTATTAAAATAAAATCAGGAGTATATGTTGCTATTCTTTCTGGTACAGTATATTTTAATTTTTCGGATTCATAACTCCAAGTTTTTCCTGTGAACTTAAGTTGCTCTGATATTTGATCTTCTAATCCAGACCGATATCCATGTTTACGAGCTAATGCTCTTATTGAAAATTTCTTTTTTGCCATAACTTATATTTTATTTTTATGATCTATCAAATCTTACTTCAAAGTTTAGATCAATGTCGTTTCTTTTTGGTATTGGTGATCCTAATTTTGCAACTGCTACTAAATTATAATTTGTATCATATAATCCAATTGTTGTTATATATGGATTAAAATCAGACCCAGTTGCAAATGAAAGAAGTGACCCCGTCGAATCATATAATGAAGGATTGGTACTTGTATTAAAATCATTCATAGGAACATTAATATAGTATTTTGATTGTTCTATATCTATGCTACTTTTATATGATAAAGTAAAGTCTTTCGTAAATGATGATGAAATTAATTCGTTTTGATAAGGAGAATAAACTGTCATTCCTTGATCATAAAATACATTGCCAACTTTATTAGTTTGAAGCGCTGAATAATCTGTATCAGTTATTGTAGATAATGATGTTATTTCATTTGTAGTTAATGCTTTGTTATAAAATCTAACCTCATCTAAACTTCCACTAAATGGCGTTAGACCTACTGTATTTGCTGCTCCTAGATATATACTACTTTTGTTTGATACTTTTTCTTTCGTTGTATCAGTTCCAAAATTTAATAAACTTCCATTTTTATATATTTGTAAAACACTTCCTGTTTTTTGACAAACAATATGGTGTTGAGTATTTGTATTTATTGAACCAGATGATATAGTAATTGTTAAATTGCTATCTGATCGTTTAAAATTAATAGATGCACTAGTATAAAATATATCAAATGGATATGCTTGTAATAATGTATTATTTAACCATTTTTTAGATATAATTGATTGTGTAGTTGCGGTTGATGATGGATTTATCCAAAATGATATTGCAAAGTCATTATCAAAAGTATTAAACCAATTATCTAAATCATCTACAACTTGTATATATGATGAAGACCCGTTAAAATTAGCTTGATATCCATGGGTGTAATTACTACTACTAATACCCGTAGTATAACTTATATCTTTAGAGTAATAGTTATCTGGAATATAACTTAAATCAAATCCATTATTAAATCCTAGATAAATTAAAGAACCGGGGGCGAAGCTTGATGTATTAATTCTAGTATCTATTAATTCGTAATTACCATTATCTTGTAAAGTAATTGTTTCATTAGCTTTTCCAGTTACTGTTAAAGATAAACTACCAGGTTTTATTTCATCACCCGTTTTAATTCTCGGAACAGAATATGTTACTAATTCTTTATTTAAATTTCTAGTAAAGCTGCTAACAGGATAACTAATATATCCAAAGTTTGTATAATAAGAATAGTATAAATGATTAATACCTATATATGTATTTTTCATATAACTTCCGTCAGAATTTTGAAGTTCTCCGATTGCAGATGATGCACTTATAGTTACGTAGTTATTTGAATAAATGCCACGCAAATATTTAAATCTTGAGTCAGTAAAAGATTGAGATGTAAAACTCCAGTTCTTATGAGCAGTATATGTAGTTACATTTGAATCTTGTATTGAACTTATTATTTTATATTCTGCCATTAATTCTTACCTTTATTATAAATATCGATAAGATAATATATTCAGTAAAAAAGCTCCAATAAAGGAGCTTTTTTCGTATTTCTTAGAAATCTAATTTAACTTTAATTAATAATTCTTTATCAAAAGATTTTTGTAAAGGTCTGCTCAATTTTGCTACAGCAACTAAATTATATAGAGCATCATATAATCCAACTGTTGTAATATAAACTTTAGGATCTCCATACATCGTAGGTTGAGCTAATGTATTATTTGATCCAGTTACGAATGTCGGATTATTTGAAAAATTATATTCATTATTAAATGCTCTTACAAATACTATTTGTGATTTAATTGATTCTTGGCTTCTAGCGGTAAATCCGTTCGCTGCACTAATTGCAGCTGCTCCTGAAATAGATGTATATAATTTCCAAGCATTATCTCCGCCCGGTACTGGAGATGAACCAGTAACTGTAAATGATGCTGTTACTGTATTAAATGAAAGTTGAGAATTTAACATATCACCATTTAATACTAATAATCCTAAATCAGGATAAACTAAACCATATGAATGAGATGCATTTATACTGCCGCCAAAAATACCATTATTTACTGAACCTGATATTATATTGTATACTCTACCTCCATTAGCTGCAGCTACTGTTGATGATGTATTACTGTCATCAATTAAATTAATTACTTTATTTGAACTAGATACTTGAACATTACTTCCGGTATATGCTGCATTAGCAAATCCTCTACCATTTAACTCCGCTAAATTTAGTTGCCATGTACCTGCATTTAATCTTTCTTTTAATCTTGCTCTGTTAACGGCAATTACATA